TTTATCTGCAATCTCATGAAGCTCAGCGATCTGCTCAGGCGAATAAACACCAGCTTTTGAGCTTCTACGAATGTCCGTAAGTTTCGCTGTCGAAAATAGCGCGACATTTACCGAGTCGTTTTGATTTCCACCTAGAACATAAATGCCACTTGTGGTTTTCTTCACAAAAAACCCCACATGACCATAACCGCTCTTGGGGCTTGTGCGCCAGAAAGTCACAATATCGCCAGGCAATGGCGCAGCTTTTACACTTACGCCCCATTTTTCAAAGGACCTTGCAAGCTGCTTGTTAGTTGAACCCATGCCAACCTTCTCTAGCGCCCAACAGACAAAACTTGCGCACCATGGGACTGAATCCGCCCAACCGAACAGGTTTTTAATCGTCGAGTATTTGTGATACTCCATGATCTGAGGGTTTGATTTATCACCTGGCACCTCTGTAATGCCAATTTGACTTGCGGCTTGTAATAAAACGGCTTTATTTCTAAACATGATCACCTTCTCTGTGGTTACGGGTTTTAAAACGGGTTCGGGCTCTGGGGCTTTTGTGATTTTCTCAGCCTCTTCAAAGTATTTATTTATAAGGTCCACTAATTCTTTTAAGATGAGCTTTATCTTTTCCATTTATAGGTCCTCGATTTCTAATTGTTGTTTTGTGTGTTCAATGCGCTTTTGAGCTATGGCGTGATATTCTGGGTCACGCTCGATGCCGACGAAATTAAAGTTTAGGTTTTTAGCTGCGACTAAAGTTGACCCGCTCCCAGCAAATGGGTCAAGTATTGTGCCGTTTGGTGGTGTTATGAGTGTGATGAGGTATTCCATGAGCTTGATGGGCTTTACGGTGCTATGGAAATTATTTGTTTTTGCGGCGTCTTTTATTTGTAACAGCGTTGGCAATGCAGCACGAACGACACCAAGGAGATATGCCGTCTTTTCGCTTGTAGTATTCAGCTCTAATTGATTTATGAACGAAACACTTTCGGCAAGGCTTAATCCATTCGCCTCTATCGTCCTGATAGCATCCTGAATGCTCTCTCTTGTGTTCAAGTTTAGAGATACATTCGAGGTTTTCAACTCTGTTATCGTCTTTAATACCGTTGATATGGTGAATATCATGCCCTTCGGGTATTGCTCCGAAATGCTGTGACCATATATGTCTGTGCTCCATGACGAGTCGTCCGCCAAAATATCTGCGGACGTATCCTTTACGAGTTCGAGCATGGCCGTTAGGGCCGACTTTAGGTCCTGTTTTTCCCACGCATCGTTTTCCCAGACGAGAAATGAACTGTCAAGCCCACGATTGCGCTCGGATTTTGAGGCTTTCGCGACATAGAAAAATCGGGAAGCGCCGCCGGAGTCGTTAAAACCAAGTGGAATATCTTGAGCGCCCATTCCGAAAGACTGAGTGCGCTTACCGCCGCGAGACCCGCCTTTGCTTAAACCGAGCTCCCCACTTTGCGCATCGAGCATTTCAGCGGCCCGTTCATCGAATAACACGTTAGCAGGCCAGCGGCCTTGCACTTGAGAATAGTGCGAATGCTGAGCTTTTTGTCCTTTAGCTTTATAGCTTTGTGAAAAACTATTTCCTTTTTTATGAGAGATAGTAATTGTGTCTGTCCCAATCCGCGTCCCATCAATATTGATAGCACCTGTGCCATATTTTAAAACATTCTCAGCAAGTGTTAGCCCCTTCTCTAAAGGCTTTCGTGCGAGGCAGATTGGCTCGTTTGCGGGCTTAAGTGCTGAGCCCCAGCCGTCCCATTGTTTGGCTTCTGGTGTTGCTGGTCTTGTTCTTATAGCTCCAGCAACACCGTCTCTAAGTCCCGAGTCAAAAACCCCATCGTCGTTATCGGTCGGGTTTCGGCGCAAAAAGTCCTCATCAACATAAGTTTCGCCTTTAACGCCCGCCATTTTATCAATCGCTTTACTGACATTGTGAGACTTGGGGAAGCCTGAGCCATAAATCCACATCACTTGATCGCGAATTTCAAAGCCAGCGTCTTCAATATTTACAACCATGCGGTGATAGGTTCTGGTCCCGCCAAAACTTAAAACGTGGCCACCGGGTTTTAATACTCGATACACTTCGCGCCAAATATCAACACTTGGCACGTCGTAATCCCATTTTTTATTCATAAACGCTAAACCGTACGGCGGATCAGTCACCACAGCATCAACCGAGTTATCAGCCAATGTTTTCATTTGCTCTAAACAATCGCCGAGTAACAACAAACTATTTCCCTTTCTTCATTACGACGATGAGCTCTTGGAGCCATGCCGTCGCATCAATGAATTGTTTTCCAGGAATGCACACATGATCGTGCACATCAGGGGATGAGAATTTAATAAAAAACTCAGTGCCACTTGAATTAATGCAGTCTAACCCTTGTCGTTTATGGTCGATGAGGCACTTTGTGACCTTAGGTGGGGGTCTGAGTGTGGTGCAACTAGAGCAAAGACTTAGAAACATCAGAGAAGTTAGCAATTTTACGTAAAATGGCTTTGCGCTCAGATTCACTTTGAGCATTATCAAGCTCCCCCATAAGACCCTTAGCCTCGACAGTAATGGCGTTGAGTTTTGTTTGTTTTTCGCGCTCGTCTTTTAATAGACGAATCACCTCTACGGTGACGGCCGCAGCTATCACCTTAGAGATCCAACCGAGGAAATTCATTTAGCTGATGGCCTTTACAGCAGCCTTGAGCATATCGATCACTGCGTCGTCGATTTGACCTGGGATGGCTTCTTTAAGTTTATCAAAGAAATAGTCGCCATTAACTGTAGTGATAAGTTGAGCGCCTAAGCCTGACGTATCAAGGGCTGCTTTTAAAACGATGTTACCTTCTGTGATTTCCACTGTGACGTTAGCTTCTTTTGAAATCTCGTGTTTTACGATTTCCATAAATGATTCTCCCCTAGTTTTTGGGCGCTTGATCGCGCTCGTTTACTAGAGGTTAAAAACCATTGTGTGTTAACTTAAGGTTAACTTTGAATTAATTTCACTTTTTTGTTTTCATTAGTTTTATGGAAGTGCCTTTTAAAAACTCTAAAAAATATCCACACCAAATCAATACAAGATCTTCACGTGAGCTTTTAGAAAAGATTCATCAAGCAAGAGAGATGGGCGTTGATGTGGCCGAGGTCCAGCGAAAGGCCATTGAAGAGGCCATTGATAAAGTCTTAAAAAAACTTAGAGCCGGATGAAATACAAAGACGACGACCCGTTAATCTGGATCTTAGGGGAGCCGGGGCGTAGAGAGTATGCTCAAAGAGAGATTACTAAAGCTCGTAAAGACCACGGGCTTGAGCCGTTAGACTATAAAGAGCGCACGTGCCTCAAGTGCGATAAGAGCTTTCAGTCAGAGCACAAGAACAATAGGATGTGCGATACCTGTCGTGGCTATAGCGACACGGGGTTTATGGACTAAGATAGACCCTTACCCTCTAGTGCTTTGCGGGCTTCTTTTTGATTATTCAAACACTTATCGCAAATAGCGGAATAGTCTAGCTCCTCAAGCGCCTCACGCAGCTTTTTCACTTGAGCCTCTGCTTTATTTCTGTCTATGGCGTTTAACTGTGCGCTGTCCACCATGAAGTTATATTTCGACTTCCAAACATCAATCTCCGCTTCATACTCTTTGGCCCTTTTAAACCAGAACATCTCCTCAGCTTTGTGAGCTGAGGTCAATTCTTTTAGCTTGTCAACCTCCGCTTGCATCTCGGCTATGGCGGCGTATTCAATGACGTGAAAAATTTTATGTTCTTCTCTTTGGGATCGAGACCAATAATCTAAGCTATAACCCCAGTCATGTTCTGTTTCATTGACATAAAACTCCCTAAACTTTCGCTCGTCGAGTGTGGGCTTTGGATTACTCATGGTCGCCTTTCGGGGTGGGTTTAATGCTCATAAAAATCCTTTACTTTACTTATGCTTGCTATTCGCTTCATTGCATTTCTATACTTTACTGCACGTCACAAGGCCATGCCTCACCACGCCCCGCGAGACTCAACGGCAATTAATTTTTTACTTCTATAAACTCAATCACATGAAACTTACCAAAAATTCCACCCTTTGAAACTCGAAAAGAGCCGATGCCAGAGCGCTTCCCAGCATCCTGTAACATTTCTTGCACAGTTTCGGTGGCAACAATTTCATCGTCAATTTGTAACTCTAGCTCCGTAAACCACTTATCAAAACGTGGGCGACAAACGGCGACAGCACCTTTTTGGTGATTTGTTGCGCGTCTTACGTCAACCTCGAAATCGTTTATTGGTGTTTGCATTTCTTCGTCTGCAAAAAGCTGACTTGAAATTGTCGTTGGACTTACAATCCCTTTTATAATTTGCTTAAGACTTTTTCGCTGGGAGTTCTTTTGCTTATACTCCGTTGCTACATAAGCCAAAGCGCCAGTGATATATTCCGTTGGGATATAAAACGTACCGTCATCGCTTTTGTAGGCGCATTTCTCTGCGATTTGCCGTGGTGTTTCTTCACCCTTATCTTTCTTTTTTGTTGTCTTGGTTCCAAGAAGTCCGAACAATTCGTCCTCTGTGAATCTGTGTTGCAAAAGCGGCGTTATGCCCTTTATTTTTACCTTTATCGTTTTCATCTTTTCTCCTTTGTCCCGAAGGACCTTTACATTACTTCGCCGTACCAAACGGTACTTCGCTCCGCCCCACTTCACGGCACACGACAGCTCGCGACGCGACATTGCTCGAAGTTTTATTTTGTTATTAATTTTTCTATTTCTTCTAAAGTTTCATCCACGCAGACACTCTCTTTTAACTGTTCAAGTTTTCCCACAGCCAAAGCAAGCGCCTCAAAAGCCCACTTGTTTTGTGCGTGTTGGTATTTGGCTCCTTGAATAAATTGATAATGCAAACTTGGCTCTATAAAATATCCTTCGTTTGTTTCAACGCGAAAGTTTTTATGCAGCTGTCCTCCATCAAGCTCCGCAGCGTTTCGGATTTTGGTTGCGAGGTCTGTCATTAGAGTTCTCCTAGGTAAATAAATGTCTTTATCTTTTTCTTAATAACCTGGTCTCGCCACCAGTAATGTGACTCATCACCCTCAAGATAAATTACATCCCACTTTGCGGAATACCAAACGTGTCTGGTCATGTTTTCTCCTTCCACTCAGCTACAAGCTCAATATCGCAGTGCTTGCATTTAGCTATAGGTACACCACCAAACTCAAGCCTTACTTTTATGGCCTCGTGCTTTACACAGTCGCGTTTGATGGGCTCGATGAAGGCTAGGCGGGCTTGGTGAGTACTGTCTGCATCGTGTCGTCCTTTGCTTATCCACACTGGATTTTCAAGATAAAATGTGGAGGGTCCTGCGTGAGCATAAACCACGGGCCAGCTCTCGATGAGTTTTTCGAGTTTGGCGTTTGCTATTTTTGCAACATCATCACACGTTAAATTTGGATATTCAGTTTTAAAATCACTCGGCTTAAATATTGGCTTCATATCCGTCCCTTCTCTTTTAAAGTAAAATATCTCTCTATCATCGCTTCAATTCTAGTCTTGTAGTGCCTAGCATTGTCGTACTGATCCAAGCGGTCAGGGTATTCGTCGAAATACGCTACGATCTGTAGCGCATGGGCTCTTAGATCGGATCTTGTCTTGTTGTGTGCTTCTTTGGTGTAATGCTCTTTAGCCTCTAGCACCTGATCCTTGGTGAAGGCTTTATAGATGCGCTCTTTATTTGCCATGGGAGGGCTCCGCATCTAATGCATAAAGGGTCACTATGGTTTTTTCTTCGCCGCTGTATATTTTTTGAGCATCGAGGCTCATGATCTGTTTATCGTTTTGAATTACTGACGCGGACTGTAAACAGTCTTGTGGACCTTCAATAAGGTTTGAAAGGTCGGCCTCGCCTAAACGGTTTTTAAAGTGGAAAACGTAAGAAGCATGAAGCCCCCCCGTTAAAATTGAATGCGCCCCACTTAGCGCTCGTTTAAACTCAAATAGCGCAGTGGTTTGCCACCTCAAAAACTCCGGTGAATACACAACTCTTTTTTTTGCGCCGTTTCCAAAAACGCGCTTTGTGTTTTTCTTAACATACGGTCTGCCTGGTATTTCAGCACTAAAGAGTGCTTGTTTTTTAATCACACTAACCCCCTAAACATTGGCCCCGAGCTTTCTGACAAGCCCAAGGTGTTTTTCTTCGTCAAAGTTTGGCCCGGGCACGTTTCTAGAAAAACTCCACACGCCAGCCATAAAAAGCTCGCTTCGTTTTTCATCGTCGCGCTCGGACTGATCTTGTTGCTTTGGAAACACAAGTTCTTCATGTGTCGTGCCCTTGATAAGATTTTTTAAAAGTCTGAGACACTCTCGACCCCTTGGCTGAGCCAAAAGGTGAGGTTGGGTTTTGAGCCAAAAGATCATGGTCGCTAACTTGTCGAGGTCGATGTCCTCTTGCCCAGTCTGGGATGCTTGCTTTATCAAGACCTCTAAAGCCGTCAGTTCGTTTTTGGTTGGAGTCGCCAACTTCGTATTCTTTTTCATAATTTCCTCGTGAGTTTATGTAATCAATGCAAGCCACAAATCGCGTGACGGATCCTTCAAAGCGGTTTTTTACAATCCTGAAGAACGTCTCAAGCCTTCCTTGCTTCCATGCGCCTGGAGCAAGGGTTATGCCCTTTGTTGCGATTTTAAAAAGATCACTTGAGCCGTGAAACTCCTCTTGCCCTGGCACAAGGTCGTTATTGTTTCTATCTCGCTTTCTGATGTGAGAAACGAGAATGATCGGCACTCCCTGCTCAAGCGATAAAGACCTTGCGGTTTTTGCTATTTCCTTCACTGCCCTATTTTCGTTTTCATCGTCGTAATCGAAGTAATGAACGTGATCGACGATAATTAAATCCGTTTCGCCAGAGCACAGCACGACCGTCTCGATGAATTTCGTCACGTTAAAGTCGCCCTGCTTGTAAAACGTAAAAAGCGTTTTGTAAGTTTCTTGAAACTCTTCTGTGGCAAGCTCTTCGTATTTTTTCCCGATCTCAAGAAAATCACCAAGCATCCATTTCTGGAAGTTTAATTGAATGTGGTTTCGGTCACGGTCGGCGAGGTAATGTTTTACAAAAAGCTGGTAAAGGATTCTGCGCTCGATCTCGTATTGCTCAGCTTCAAGTGCCACATAATGCACTCGCTTGCCTTGTTTTGCGTTGTGCATGGCCACGTTACAGCAGAACTGCGTCTTACCTCCACCGCTATGAGCTCCGATCAAGATCAAGTCGTTTTTTAAAATGCCCTCCATGGCGTGGTCTAGGTAATCTACTCCGAACGACAAGAGCCCGTCGCGCATTGATCGCCGTGAATCTTTTTCTTTTTTTGCAATCGTTGAGGATTGGTAAAACGACAGGCTCATGCTTCACCGCCAATGAACCCGTCAACCGGTCGGCCTTTGGGTTTTTGTTGGGATTGGGTTTCTAATAACCTATTGGCTTTTGTGGCAAGGTTTCTTGGGATGAAAGTTTCAAACGAGTTTTGAAAACGATAGCCCGAGCCCTGCAGGTAAGCCTCGACCTCGATCATCTCCATGGCTAAAAAGTTTTCATCGTAAAGGGACTCTATGCTTAATTTTATAGCATCAGGTAACCTGCTATAAAAATAGCCATCCCGGAAGGTTTGGACTTTTTCAATTTTCCGGTCTTTGTCTTTGTCTTTATCCTTATCCTTGTCTTTGTCTTTGTCTTTAAGAGTATAGATACCCTTTGGATACTCTTCAAAAACATCACCTAAAATTGAATGTTTTTTAAGCAGTTTGATTATGGCGAGGTGCGGTCTTGCCTGTTCTTTAAGCTCTCCGTACTGAAATTCAATGAAGTCCGGGATAAAAATCTTGCCACCAAGGTCTATTGTTTTGCCATTAAAACAGGCAAAAACATCCTCCAAAGTAAACCGATTTCCGGTGAAAAAATAGACAGAATCAAGGTCAATTTCCCACACTCCAGCGATGTCACAAGAGTCCAAAATAAACTGCCTAACATCTCGCTGAGAAGAGCTTAGTTTTCTAAACCATTCCTTTTTCCATTTGTCTGTATCAGTAAATCTCTTTGCCACCCTATCCCCCTGATGCCGTTACTTACGATGCTAATAAAAACACAACACTAAAAACAAAAACGCTAAAACTAAGCCAAAGATAAACCAGTCGTCCTGCTTTCTCACCTTGGCCCCCTAAAATGGAATTTCATCGTTATCGTCAAACGACGGCAAATCATTGCCAACATCAGTCTGACCCTTAGTGGACTCAAGAGGATGTAGCTTAACGGCCTCTATCGCCTTCATGGTTTTTTCATCGGGCTGTGCTTTAGGTCCTGCAACACTGACAGTGAAGCGAGTGTTTTGTTTAACGCCCGTGCGAGTGATTTTAATCATTGTGGTTTCAAGCGGAAATTCTTCATTGATGTTTTTAAGATCAAAGTAAAGATGACCCCCGCCCTCAAGAATCTTTGCAACGGGTTTTTTGTCCTCTGCGACGATAGCGTTAACCTTAAAGCGCATCGAAGCGCCTTGCTCGCCTTTTTTGGCGGGCTCATAGGTCGTGCCTGTCCAGCGAGAGTAACTGACCTTAATATCTCCACGAAGCACACAGTAGACTGACTCTCCGTCTGCGATCTTTAAAAACATACTCTTACCGCCTCCGCTGCTTTGAGTGGGCTCTTCTGTAAACTTCATGCTATCTCCTCTTTTTTGTCCTCTATCACTAGAGCTGGTTTGTAGTTTCCAAACTGATCTTTTTTGAAGTCCTTTTTAGCCGTCGGCCAGCAATGCTTAGCAAAGCCACAGTAAGAGCATTGCCATGGTAAAACCCATCGGCCCGTGGGCTTTTTATAATAGGTTTCCTCTTCGGGCTCATAGGGACGATCGGGAATGTTTGGGCCGTTAGCTAAAGTAAACTTGTCGTCGATCTCTTTAACGACAGCCTGATCAAAATCGATTGTGAAGTCGTAAAGATGGCCCGTGGTTTTTCTCATATAAACGAAAATAAATTTCTTAACGTCGTGTTTTAGCCCTAAGTCGCTCATCATGTAACAGTGGGCTTGATACTTGTAAGACTCAGGGTCGTTTGTTTGCTTAACGCGCTTAAAGCCAAATTCGCTTGCGGTTTTACAGTCCCCAATAGCCCAAGTGCCGTCGTGATATTGCACCATAAAGTCAATCGAGCCTGGAAGCACGCGCCCGCTTGGGAGGGTGGTTTTAGTTTCAATTTGCTTATACTGCTGAATCATTTCGCCGCTTGCGTAAAAGGTCGTCGTGGGCTCTCCACAAATCATTTGCTTAAACGGCTTACCCTCACCCACGCAGTATTTTTTAAGAAAGTGAATCATGGTAAATTCACCAAGCGCCCCGGCCATAAAGTTAATGTAAGCGCGACCGGCGAGCTTCTGCGCCTCGTAGCCGTTCTTTTTGTACCAAAGCTGTCTAACGCAAGAGCCTGAGCTTGAGGGGCGGTTTATGGCCTCTGAGCGAGTGGAGTTTTGATCGTCCATTACGCCCTGGTAAATGGCGTTTGTTAGAGGCGTGATAAACTCTTCTGAATCTGTGTCGATGTCGAAAAAGGGGTTTTTAAGCTGGCTCATTTTCTATGTCCTCTCTGATTTGTCGGACTAAAGATCTAAAGTGCGCCTCATCCTCGGCCTTCATTTCTAAAAGATCCACCTCAGTAAGCACCTCAATTGAAACGATGTCTTTGCGAGAGCGAATCACGTCAATGACAGACTCCACACCCTCAAGACTCATCTCTAAAAGCTGCTGCTTGAGCGATATATCACTCATGATCCACGCACCATTTAAGTTGAGTCGGAAGCACAAGCTCTTGTTGCCACGAGAGGTCGTCGTAAAAGTTGATCTCGAAATTGTCTCTCATGCAGACAAAAAGAGTCTCGACACACTTAGGGTCTGTGCTCAACATACAGATATTAATAATTAAAGACGTTAATATGCTCATCGGTCGCTCCCATAATCTTCGTCGTAATGCTCAAGCGTGTCCTCTTCTGACAGGCACTCTCCGCAAATTTCTATAACCTCACCGTCGATCTCTGTTTCTATGATCTTTGGCTCTATGCTTTCACAAGCGTTACATCGGGTCATAAGTCCTCCAATATCGACCAGTCGAAACCGGAGTCACAATAATGCTTTTTAAAAGAGTCAGACGTGCCCAGATAGGCAAAACAAACGCTTCCGCTTAAGGATATGCACTCATACTCCTCAACGGTTTTTGTAAAACATCCCCATCCACAAAACTGTTTTTGAAGCTGTTGCTTGTGAGCGCAAACATAGCTTGTCTGCTGAGGCTCCTGATCGGGAGCTTGGGCGGACTGATCTGAATCGCTCCCACAAGCCACTAATAATAAGAGTGGTAAATACTTAATCATATTAAGCGCCCTCCTCATAACCTTCGTGGTAAATTAAATAATCAGTCTCAAGCTCAGATAGCTGTGCTCTTGTGAGCTCGCTTGTGATCTCAAGGTTTCCAAGAAATACTCGAAAGTCCTCAATGTGCGCGGGCTCACCAGGGAGATAACAGCCCATCTCTGGGCAAAACTTTGATGGCACAGCCGGTACATAAGTTCCTTCGCATCTGACATCTAAAGCTAAGTAAAAACCGTCCACCATATCGTTTCCTTTGTAAAAATCACACACCAATGCCCGAAAAATAGACATCGCCTATTTTTTGTGCTACAACTCATCTGTTTTAAGACTTAGCTGGCTTTATCTTTAAGACCCAGAATGTAGTCCACACTGATGCCAAGAGCGTTCGACAACCCTATCAAAGCATTGCCACCCGGAACGTGTTGATCGTCTAGGATTTTGCCTAGAGTATTTTCAGAAATGCCAGCCTGTTTAGCAACCCACTTCTGTAGTAGTCCTCGCTCTTTTATGTGCTTTCTCAGTCTCTCACCTATAGTCATGGGTCTAATATAGACAATATTCAGTGTTTTTTCAAGTAAAAAACACAAAACAGTATGTTTTGAGGAACAGAATTTTATGTTTTAATGGTAAAGTATGGAAAAAGCTGACAAATCTGTATTTCAAAGACTTGGCTCAATTCGAGACAAGTTAGACATGAATCAGGATGAATTTGCTGATTATGTTGAAATACCAGAGCGCACATACCAATCAATAGAGCGCGGCGTGGTTAAAAACCCAGGCATCGCCACTATTGCAAAGATCGCCGAGAAAACCGGCGTTTCTCTTGATTATATTTATTTCGGTAAAGAAACCCCCACAGCAAAATCAGACCTCATCGTCGAAGTTGTTACCAACCTTCCTTCCTTGGATGAGAAACAGCTTCGCTCGGTCCTTGCGCTTATTTCTACGGCGCTTGATTCCTACACCGGGACTTGATTTAATTTCTTCTACAATTAAAAGTGCCGTTGCTAGTGCTTTTTCTAGGTCTGATAAATCTCTTTTTTTATTCATACTGGACCTTTATCGGACCACGTAAAAAAACCTTGAAAAATGAAATTATATTTATCAAAATATAAGAAACAGAATCATGTTTCTTTTTGTCTCAACTCTAGTTAAAAATGAGACTATCATGTTATTGAAATAATTAAGGAATATCAAATTGAAACAGGGACACTATCTTGTGGCTAAAGTCGTCGCTTTAGTGCTTTTTTGCCCGTTTTCTAGACCAAAAGATTAAAAAATAGACAAAATATCCCAAGCCACAATGCTCGCCAGCTGAGCAAATTCATTAAAATTTATTTATTTTCAGTGCTTATATAGCTAGCAAAAAGTCCTAAAGTTTATGCACTCTGCTTCCGATAAGATTATGCACAATAGTGTGCATAAATGCATAAAAATGAGGAGTCGAAAATGCTTCAAAAAGCAGGGTTTTTGATCGGTTTATTAACGCTTTCAGGCTGTGCTTCAACGCCCGCGCCATGCCCGTCTGTTGAGCAAGAGAAGGTCAGTATGTGCCGTGCACGGGCTGAGTGTATGCCAAGTTGGGGGCAGCGATTTGCCGCAGGTTATGCCGGTCAACAGCACATTCAAGCGGCTAATTTTCAAATGTGCGTAGGCAATAACATCGAAGCGCAAAAAGCTAATGCGGCTTTAAGTTTGATTGAAAAATCAACTCAGACAGCTAGTGATTAAAAGCAAAGACCTGACGGCCAAAACAGATAAACACACCAGAAGAAATATAATTTAAACGACATTTGATATAAACTCATACCTTATTTATCGGCATTATTTTCTAAGACTTTAGTCCTGTATCGTTTTGTGGCGGGATTGCTGTCCGGGTATGAGACATAGAATTTTCTGTTTCTTATTACTACAGACCTAATCCCACTGGCCTCAAGCACCGCTTTAATGAGCTTTATATTTGCACAAGATCTGGGCAGATTTAAAACCCTACAAATCACGCTATGGACCTGGCCCCGGCGGATTCTGACGTGGGTTTTTGTGTTTATTACTTGAGGCAAGATTTCTGCTATTTTTAACAGCTTTTCGGCTCGGTTCATCGTCTCTCTTCTAAGCGAGTCACTCGATCGTTAAGGTCTGAGATCTTTTTTGTCTGAGATTTCTCAAGATCCACAATAGACTCTTTTAAAGCCCTAATGTTAGAGCCAATCGTTTCTAGGCTGTTTTCAATAGACCTAAAATGAAAGGCCACCTTACCTTTAACAAAAAACCATATCACGCCAAAGGTTACAAGATCCTTAGGGCTTAACATCTTCTCTAGCATTTCAATCGTTATAAACTCCACACACTACGTCCTTGTTTAGAAATAAAAAAGATAACCCAAAGCACCGGCCCCTGCTGCTGCGGCTCCTATAGCCCAATACGCAAGGTTTGATGATTCGTCTTGAGAGTGAATGATCTCGCCGTTTAAATAAACGCTATCGCCGATTTGAAGGCTGTTTTTATCTAAAAGACAAAGCTCGCCTTGAGCAAGAATAGGGTAATTGTCCTTATCGTACTCTACGAAGTGCGTGACCTTGTTGTGTTTTACAATCGCGTATCTCATGGTTATCTCGCAGTGGTTCGTGTTGCTTTTAGGTAAGCCCAGTCAAGAATCATAGCTCTAGAGGTTGTCCCGGCTGATTTTTCAATCTTGTTACACCAAAGGGTAAAATCTCCAGCTCCGGGGAGCCCAGAGTTGTGTGTGGCAACAAGCGAGCCGTCGATGTAAAATAGGGCTTGCGTGCCTGCAGAGTTAACTACAATTCTAAAAACTTGCATGATGTTGCCTGTAGGTGAAACGCCGGTATCAAGTGGCGTTCTTACCCCACCGTCAGCGACCACGGCCTCCCATCGGCCACTATTTACTGAATGCGTGTAACGAAAGTAAGCACCATCAGTCGCATCCCCTGCGCCTGGGGCATCGAAAAACCCAAGGTAAGATGTATAGGCGTTTGTGGCATCTGAAACCACGTCTATAGCGTGGCGTACTCCGTACTCTAGGGCTGCCGTGCCAAATACTAAAAGCCCAGAGCTAAAGATTGAGAGCCTTGCCGTGGTGCCAGTGCCTAAAGCAAAGTTTACGTTTCCTATGCAGTTTTCTGTGGTGTTTAGTAAAGTTGTGGTGTCGTTGTTTACAGCTTGCCCTGTGCCGCCCCCGACGTTTGCCGCTACGGTAAGCCCTGCTCTATCGTTTTCAATAAAGTCCGTGAAGAAAACAAACTGTCTGTCTGGGTTTATATCCCAGTCATAGATTGCTTCTTTAGCGTCGAGAGCGTCTTGAAGATCGGTCTGGTCTGCGATGTCGCCCGTAATGGAGCCCCAAGTGCCGCCTCCGCCGCCCGTGACTGGTAAATCAACATAACCAGTGCTCATACTAGAAACCCTTTGTGTTAAATCTTACGTTAAGAGTCCCTGTGCTCGATGCGTTTGTATAAACCACTCTCACCCAACGATAATAAGCGCTCGTTACATTCCACATATAACTTCCCGCTGTGCCCGTGATTGAATAACTAGAAGCCGCAAGGTCCTCCCAGTTTGTCACTGTTGGCTCGCCTGAATTTCCTACTGTGGGCTCTTGAGGATCAATCGACACTTGTAGTTTTATGGTGCCGTTCGGTGTGCCAGTCCATACGGCTTGAACTGCATACCCCACAGCGTGCCCCACCCAGAAAGGATCTGAGTTGATAACCGACGTGCCTGTCATGCTCCCGGCGCTTACGATTAAGTCGTTTGCTAATCTCATCTTATAACTCCTTCGCAGTGAGATAAATTGAAAGCGTAGCCCCAGCGCCTCCGCTTGAGCGAGTGTAAGACACTCTTAACCACGCGTAGGGAAGCTGACTTAAAGTCGTAGCAAAACTCCCTGCAGAGCCCGCAGGATTCGTCACAGCAGGGCTTGGTGTAACCGTATAGAAAGTGCCGGTCTGCTTTACCGGATCCCAACTATTAGAGCATTGAATAGCGATCGTGCCGTTTGGGGAGCCTGTAGCGGGCCATGAAAACTCAAGGCCGATGTTATCAAGATAAAGAATGTTGACGGGTTCGGTGTTATTTGTAGCACTCATGTCGATCGTCGATAGAGTGGGAATAATGACATTTTTGCGACCGCTCATGATGTGCCCCCTTGTGAGTTAATGGCTTATGGCCAAAGGTCTCTATAAGGGGACCGGTGTTTTTTTAGCTCATCGCTACAGCTTGAGTGCTCGTTTGCACCTCTGGCACCTTAAAGGGCTTAGTGCCCGTGCTTTGTTGAGCCGCCGCAGCTTCGTCTTGCTCCATGAAGTTTTGTTGCAATCGCTGTAAGTTTTCAGGCTTTAAAGCATCGTCTAAAGGCATATCAAGCAAGAGCGATAGCTTTATGCGATTGTTATAAGAAACCGTTTGAGGGTTATCCATGAAGTATTGCATGACTCGCCCTTGAATGTTTTCAAAGAGCTTAGGGTAAACCACTTTAACAGCGTCAATGGCCTCGGTCGTAAGCGTGCCGTCTACAAGATCGTCGATCACCGAAAGAGGGTTTTGAATGGCGTGCACTCTACGCTCAAAACGCGAGAGCTCTTGATCGCTCGGAGTCCACTTCACCTGCTTAAACGGTGTATTTACAGTTATGGGCTTAGGCATATGATCTGATAAATACTTTGCGATAAGACCATTCTTAAGCGTTAGCTGACTTGCGGTTTCAGGCGCTCCAGTGTTCGATAGAGGCTCACTAAGCCTTGCGCTTCGATCCATAGGTAAAGCTGGGTTTGCCTCGATTTCTGACAGATCTTCTTTTAGCTTTTCAAACGCAGCGACTCGGCTCATTCCGCTTTCTGCGTTTTCAATCAAGCGCTGAATCGCCCCGACAGAAGTAGTCTTTGCTACGTCAGTTAATCGTCGACCCTTAAGCATAGAGTCGATTTTCTCTGGGATTTCATCGAGCTTTTTTGCGACCTTCGCCATGGACTTTTGCGTATAAAAAACGCCCGCAGTATTTGCCGCAATTTGGTTGCCGTATTTTTCGATAAACTTTTTAGCTACAACAGTAGCGATGGCTTGAGGCGCACCAACTGCGCTAAAAGCGCCATACCCTGCGATTGTATCAGTCAACCCAATGTAGTTATTCCCGGCAACAGACGATACCCTATCATCAATCGCTCTTTCGGCCTTTGTTAATTGAGAATAAAGTTTATTGTTTTTTTTAATTTCGTTTATTACACCCTTTTTCCCGATCAAAGAGCCCGCAGCAGTGTCCACAGTTTCGTTAATTTGATTTCTTAAGATCTTACGAACGTCTTTTGCTAGAGTTTGCTTTGCAGTAGGGTTAAGCGAGGGCTTTCCGCCAGGGAATGCTATTGCATCGACCTGATCTAATAGCTCTTTAGCTTGCCTTAGAGTGCTTAAACCATTTTCACCGCCGAGCTTTTTAATCGCCTCAAGAGTGTTTTCGTAAACTTTTATTTCGTCTTTATTTAAGGCTGATTTAAAAAAACTGCCTAAATCTTTTTCAACAGTCTCGGCGAGTTTTTCAGTGTCGAATGTCTTAACGCCAGTGTTGTCTATTTCGTCGTAATAAGCTCCAAGTTTTTCCCCGACCTCGTTTTTAGCTCTTTTTATATTAGCTTGAATGGTTTCAGGGCTATCAAGCGCTCCTATGATTTTTTTACCTTGAGCGTCTGTTAGCTCAAGCATGGCCGCGCCGATTTCTTCCGCTTCTTGTTGCCCACCCTTTAGCTTTTTTATCTGACCTTTAGAAAACCCAAGAGCTTTCGCTGCTCGTTCATCTCGAAACGCCTCAAGAAATCCTTTCTCGGCACTTTCTTGCGCAATCTTATTTGCTCCAAGTTTTATAACTTCAGATCCTGCTCTGCCGATAGCCCCAAGTGCCCCACCCGCAAGCCCATTCACTAAAAGCGTCTCAGCCGCTAGCTCTGGGTCTCCGAGTGCGGCCTCTGTCACGGCAGTTGGGGCGGCAAATGTTGCGCTTTCAACTCCTAATTGAGTCGAGCTACGAACTATCTTTTTCGCTAGCTCCTTAGCTGCAGTTTGAGTGCCCGCATTAGCGCCAGCCGCGACGAGCCTTCCCGCAACAGCCTTCTCTCCAGCTCGTGTGGCAAGTGTTGCCATCTTGCCGACAGGACCACCATATAGCAAAGACGCACCAAAGCCGCCGATACCTCCGAGAGTATTTCCAAAAGCATTCTGCTCTTTAAATGCTTGTCGTTTTGCTACCTCTAAGGGATCGTCTGTTTTGTCTTTTATCAGTTCTGGCACTACCATGAGGGCTTCGTCACCAAACTGCATAACAGCCGCTTTTAGTTGGCCCGGAATACCCTTGTTTTCAGGCTTATCAAGATACTCTCTTACTGCCCCAAGCTCTGGGGACTCAATCGTGTATTTACCAGACGCTAACGCCTCATAAAGATCATCAGAAGAAAACGCCCCGCCCTGCTCTGTGCTATTTGGGTTTTGAGCCGATCTCACATTGATCGTAGTACCCTTAGGGTAAAAGTGCGTTTTCGCTAAGATTGCGTTATCAATCTCGCTCGCCGGTAAAACATCAGGCTTCCCTGTTTGGGCATTTATCAATAACGGCTTTTTAGGGTCCATTATTTACTTCCTTTGGTCTCTATTGTCTTAACGTATCCTTGTTTTCTTCTCTCAAGATCTGACTCTTGAGGCAATAACCCAAACCCAGAAAGGATTGGAGTTGATCCTGTCGCCTTTGCTTTTAGCGCAGACATTAAATCGTTCTTCTTTTTTTGAATGGTTTTTTCATCGTCAGTAAAATTTGGTAATTGAGGTGCAATAAGCATTTTAGCATCACTATCAGTCATTCTCTCCCCAACGATTGCTTTTACAATAGGGAATAAATCAGCCTCGGCTTTTTTAATTAAAGACCTTGATTGAATAGGGTTTGTGACTCGATTAGAAAGCGTTTGTTGATTAGCAATTTCATCATACAGACGATCAAGCTGTTTTGTCTGCTGATTAACAGCATCTAAATCGGCCTTCTCCTTCAATGCCTTGTCTCTTAAATCTTTTGGAAGCTGAAGGATTTTCTGAGTCAGTTCGTCGGCTTGCTGAAACACGGGATTAACTTGCGCTGCCGCCATAAACTGCATTTTTTGTTTCTCTTTTTCTTCGTCAATCTTTGCATTCAAGAGCTTAGCATTTTCTAAAATCTGTGGCCCTTTATATTGAGCCGCAATCTGATTAAGTTTTATTTGAGCGTTATTTAAATAAGCCAAGCGAGCCGCTGCATCGGCTTGACGGTCATCTTTAAAGGTTTCTTTCATTTCTTGATAGGCGCTTTTACGATCCCCTACCTCAGCCTTTGCTTTAGCAAGGTCTGAATCAATCGCGTTTTGCATAGCTGTTACAGCCTTATTTTGCCCTGTAGAATTAGGCGCTGCGCCTAAAAACAAAGCTAATCCCATAAGAATCTTTTGCCCAGTGCCGGCGTTACTAAACACTTGTCCGATGTTTGCCGGGCGCTTTGCATATTCATCCATTTTCTGGTTAAGCTGAGACTCATATTCAAAAAGTTTTGCCTGACGGTTTTGATCAATTAAAGCCTGGTCTTGGCGCATTTTCTCAGACTCATCAAAAACCTTCTGCTGATAAGCTGACTCACTTGCTGCTTGAGCCGCGCCCATTTCTGCAGCTTTCATGATCGCTTGTTTTTGTTTTTCAAACGCTCCGCTTAAGCCCGCCATAGGATTAGGCGCGACCTGGGACGCTTGCCCTGATTGTGGAGCTAAATAATCCGGAGCCTGAAACGTCTCAGCTTGCACGGGCTCATCAAGCGCAGGGTTTCTAAGCGGCACCTCAGCAACACCCTCGTTCATGCCAAGCATACTCTTGGCGCCCTCTTTGATATCGGCAAGCATTGAGCCAGTACCAGGCATGACCCTGTTCATAACGTCGGGCACAGATTTAGGCAAATAATCTGTAAGTTCAACTTTTGGCACCGTAGGATCAACAGGCGGCACCATGCGATTATAGGTCTCTTGAGAAATCTGGCCACGATCAAGCGCAAGTTTTGCTAGATCTTCTCTTTTAGGTAATTCACCGGCTAACATACTTTACCGCCCTTGTATTTCTTATCTAAAATCACATCGACAAACTTTTTGGCTTTTTCTTTACTCGTGGCCTTAGTCCTAGGAATAACGATCTCACCTGGGCTTAGTAGCGCAAGCACAAAATCGTTCTTAGGCGAGTCACCCTTCGTCACAGCTCTTCCTGGCACTTCACCGCCCTCGTTTGCTGTCATCGGCACTGCCGGGTTAATGTTCGCATCCCCCACGCCCTTGGGTTTTGATTTCATCGCATTTATTAAAGCACCTAAACCCTTACCAACAGATTTACCAGCTCCCTGATGCCCTCGCGCCTGACCCTCAGACTCAGTTTCGCCCGTGGCCCGAGCTACGCCCTCAACAAACTTCTGCATAGTGCTTTTCGTCTTTGTTGGCTCTGGCACCTCTCCGCCCTCATTAAATAACCCGAAGAGCTTAGGCATTTCTTTATCGTCCTCATCGTCCTTTGGTTTTTCAGTGTCAGGTTTTTCCTTCATGGCCTTTTTAAAAGAAGCCACAAACGCGCTCACTTTTTCTTGATCAAGATCTTTTTTAACAGGGCTTGGAACAACTCCCCCCTCGTAAAACAATCCGGCAGACGCTATCCCCTGACCAATCCCAGAGATAAAATCCCCACGGCGCTTAGCTGCATCCGAGTAAGCCTGACTGTTCACGTTGTTTAATCCAGTGCGCTGTTGCACCTCTAGCTGCTCTTTACCCATCTTAGCGCCCAAGTCTCGATCTGTCGCCGCAAGATCTCCTTGCCGTTGACCAGAGATCGCCCCACCAAGCTGCTGTTGAGCGTTTAGCATCTCTTGCTGACGAATGATCGCAGCGTCTTGAGCGGCCTGTTGATTAAGCCCCGCAATGTTACCCATGGCCATTCTTGCAGCAAGAGCCGGGTTCACTCCACGCTGAGAGGCCGCTTGACCCATTTGCTGAGCAATGTTTCTATCGGTCGCTTGTTGTAATTGAAGGTTAGATAAAGATGGCCCCTCGCCTCTCATTTGCGCTTGAAGCTGACGAATAAAGTCTGACTGAGTAGCTCGTGCTTTCTGCTCTTGCTGATAGCTTGTCAGATTGTTCGGATTAAAGGCCGATTTATCAATGTTATAGGCTTGCGCTTGATAGCGTCCCGTCCCTAAAGCCCCAGGCGAACTAGAACTACCAAATATAGCCCCACCAATAGAACTAACCACTCCACCCATTTTAACCCCCAATGTCCTTCTTAAAATAAATCACATTATTTAAAATAGAATCAACTCGCATCCCATACGCTAAGAGCACTTTTAAACTCTCAGTCGCTCCTAACGCCGACACGTCCACACTGCCTACGATAAACTTAAAACCCTTTTGCTTTGCGATCTCACACACCTCATCCGCTAAAGCACTCGCTATCCCTGATTTTCTTTTCTCTGGACGCACGTAAATATCAACGATGTAAATAAACTCATCGTATTCTTGATAAACACAAAAAGCGTCGCTGGTTTCTAGCACCTGCTTATTCTCACGCTCTTTTAAATAATCCATGTATAAGCTCATATTACCCGCTCGTTGAAAAACTATTCTTCGTAGCAAACTTTCTAAGCGTGCCCTTAACTCCAACCTCTAGCGCTAGGTTCGTAATGTTAAACCCTTCGCCGTACTCCCCAATAACAGAGTATTGGTTATCTGAAATTCTAAACCTCACGCTCTGGCACTTCTGTTTTGTCATGTGTGTTTTAAATTGGTAGAGAGGATACTCCCCACCATAGGGAGTCCCTGCCCCATAGGGAGAGTCCTCTCCATAACTTGTTATTGTGTAAATATCACTAAGCTCTATAAGAGCACTTTGCGTAAACGTAGGGTTAAAATCATACCCGATCTCTACCTGTAGCTTGTGCGGTGATTTATATTCCCCAAGAACCATCATTCGATAAACGCGCTCAAACCCTTGAAGCCCCGCAAGACTCATCCAAGCCGTTGTAAGTGATAAAACAATCGGCGAGCCGTTATCATTGTAGCTTTCAAGATTTTCAACCCACACTTGGCCTGAGGGTTTTAAAAACACAAACTTATTTTGCCAAATCTCTGCGTCCTCAGCCGTGTGATTCGTAAACGTCGACCACTGACCGATGCCCCTCTCATCTTTAAAAAAGTAATTATAAACCAAGCAAGTGTCATCGTCCGTTGTAAAGCGCACTTCGTTCTTATCGGCTAAGAGCTTAGAGCTTGTGATCATTTTATCGTTATAAAACTCAACGTCAGCGCCCACGTAACTCACATCAAGCCCACGAGTGAGAAGGTAAATCCCTTTTGTGGACTTAAACATTAACCCTTCAGGCGTTATTACAACAGTGTTAGGGTTATCACAGCCCACGTCTGTCGTGATAAGCTGTGGAGGGCCGTAATCGTTTTGCGCCCCAGTGTCGTTTGGACCATTTCCGGCAAATGCGAAAATCGCGCTCTTTTTAAAAATAATGACGTAGTTATCAAGTGTCCCAAGCGCTGTTATATCCCCACCAAACGGGTCCACTCTTGAGGTAAGAAAGTCTGAAAACTCAACCGGAGAGTTTTGTATCTTCTCTTTCGAGTACCAAAAAGCTAATTTATCATCAAGCCCCGCTATAACCACGCGGTTTTTATACGTGGTAATAAGAGAGCAAGAAGGTGCCGGGATGTTTTCTAAAACCCCGCCTGTCGTGTAAAGCAAATCGTTTGATATAATTGAAGCATCCGCCGCCGTGCGAGTAAACGTCACCGTATCGACTGTCATATCGTTATAGGTTGGTGAAGTGATCGAGGTTAAGCGATAAAACAGCGTCCCTCCGGCTGTGGTGCCGTAAACGACAAGTCTCACATTTGCCCTAGATCCGGTCTTTGCAGTTAATCTTAAAGTTGGAATAGTCACAGTTAAAGTGTTCGTCGAGGTGCCGGCAGGAATGACCTGGCTTACAGCAATGCTCGGTGCGCTTCGATGAATCTGACCTAAGTTATCGGTCCACTCATAGCACACTCTAACTTGATAAGTACCTGCGACCATAGAGCCGCCCGTTGTAGCGGTGCCCGTCGTTACACCCTCCGGGAATAAATGAAACCCATGCTCAACAACGCTTATCCCGTCATAGGCTTGTAAAATCCCACCCACAATATGAAGCTCACCTAACTGTGCATTTAAAAAAGTCTTATCAGAGTTAAATCTTAATTCATTCGCACTGACCCCAATTAAAGCAAAGATTGTATTACTCTCGCTTGAGATCGAAGTTCTATAACCACAAGCTAAAAGCCTTGTGCCGGCCGATATTTCAGGCACCTCAGTCAGTGTGGCGTTATCAATAAGATTACCAGCATTAAGAGGGTTAACTTTAGCGACAATGGTGCCTGTTTGATCAACGACAAAATACGTTGGTTGAAGTGTCGATTGATGTATCACTGTCACATACCAAGTGCCGTTATTCTCAAACGCTTTACTCGCTAGGCCCACAGAGCGCTCAAACACGCTTGCCGTCCCTGCCGTACCACCTATGGTCATGGTGTTAGTGCGCACAAGCTGGTTAATAGAGGAAACGGCATTTACTTCGTAAAACGCAGTAAGTGTGGTACCTGAAACAAATCCCGTAATGTTTCTTATGGTGCTTGCTGTAGCCTCAAGAGTCGTAGGCGCAAGCACTGAGCCCATGATGTAGTTGTAAACTGCGACTCTCATGTTTGAGCCCGTGTGCCAAATAAACCACGCTTGATCGCTCTCATCTCCCACCACAGCCACACCGCCCGCAGCACTCTCAGAAATCACTGTTGCGCCGCTTATGATTAAATCCTCATCAATCGTTCGAATAGTAATAGTAGTCGTGTCGTCAAAATGAACAAAGAATAATTTGTCGCCGATTTTCACAACATCATAGTGCGGTGTCGCGTTCATGTCTGTCGTGACTGTGGCCTCAGAGCCTAAAGTTGATGGCGATACGGTTTGAATGGTTTTATATCTTACAGACGTGTTTGAAGCGACAGAGTAAAAGCACACAATGGTTTTACCAAATGCGACCACTCTAGGTCTTGTGGAGCTTGCTGCTAAAACTTGATCTGACACAATCGCACTTCCTGTAGTTTGATCAAACACACTATAGCGAGTGCCTCCGCGAGAGTCCTCCCAAGCGTAGACTGTTATCCCTTCGCTTGTGGCCATGGTGACGTTCTTTTGCTCGTAGCTATTAACAAGGATCGGGCTAAGGCTTGTTGTAACAGACGTGACTCGCCCCTTATCAATGTAAGAATCAAGGCTTTCAGCAAACGTATAAAGTTTTGTGCCCGTAAAGAGGTTTAATTCATCGTTATAAACTGAAAGCGCAGCACCTTCCGTTATTTCATCGGCTGAGCCCACGATATTTAAACCTAAAACATCATACCCGTTTCGTTTATCAATGCGATTACCTTTTATAAACACACCGTTTTCAAGGCTTAAGAGCTTACCTGGGATGACGGTTTTTGAGTCACTCTTCGTGTCCACACCGCCTGAAAAATTAATAGGTACGATCTGCTTCTGTAGTGCCACGTAAATGTCCTTTAAAGTTCAAAAACCATTAGCTTGCAATAATTAATTTCAAAATTAGTTCCTGAACCAACTTTGTATTGCACCTTATATGTATAAGTCCCTGCCGCAGGAACATCTATGTAAAGTAAACACGATGCCGGTAAATCAAAATTAACTGCGGTTGCTCCAACTGCTTGCATAGAAAACTTTGTTGAAAAAATAGAAGTGGCACCCCTTAAAAACCTTATTCTAGCATCAAAGTTGTTTGACGATGCTTGGGCTGTAATCCCCCCAACTGGATCTCCACCAATTCCAGCGATCTCCGGTTGAAAAACTATAAAAACTGGGCGGCCCGTAGTTGTGATCGTAATTGTCGCGTTCGCAATGTCTGCAAATGACGTTGAGGTTAATGTCGGCGCATCTGATACGGTTGTTTGATATTGCTGCCCAAGTGCTGCCCTTTTTGCTTGTGTAACTGCGCCATCATTAATTTTCGCCGTTGTAACTGCTGAATCAATAATGTTACTTGTGCCAACTCTAAACACGGCCCATTTGCTTACGCCGTCTGAAGTTAGTCTCGTTTGCCCATAATTACTAGAAATAGTAAAACTCGTAGCACCGTCAATCGTGTCAGCGCCAGCTCGGTTAATTACGATATTATTCGTCGCCGCTTGCCCAGTGGTATCTTTAAACTCGTAAAATCGACCAGCACTGACAGCATTCGCCGCAGGTAAGGTGAAAGTCACGCTTGTTGTCGTATCAACGTCATAGTAACTCACAGTGGCCGCTGCACTTATGATCGTGTTTGAGCTAACCGCCGTCCTGCTAAACGATCTTGCAATCCCGTCACTTGCTGCAATCACACTCCCGCCTGAAGTAATCTGAATCGCAGCCCCCGCACTGTTGTTATAATAAAGATCGCCGTTTACAGAATACACCGCCCTGACATCGCTCGGTGTGCTAAGCGTGGCACTTTGATTTGTTAGCCTCAAGCTCCCCACACTTGTCGCATAGAAATTATTAAACGTGAGGTTTGAACTGATGTTCATCCCCGCAGGAGTAATCGGCACACCCTCACCTGTTGAGTGATCGTGCGAGTCCACTAAAGCAAAAGCCGCGTTCAACTGATCCGCCCAGTCAGGCCCCACAGTCGAGCTCACCGTCGGTAAAACTAAATTCATGTTAGGAGTCGTAGGCATAAAATCCCCTTAAAAAAACCACACATCTATTGTGGTGTTTGCACTTGCGTTCAAATAATAAAGTAATTGCGGGCTTGGGTTCGCACTCTGCGTTTGCCAAATCACTGCATTAGCGCTGTTCTTCGTTACAATGTAACCCGTGACTGGATCTTTAAGCCCGTGCGCTACAGCGGCCACAACACCGCTTGTAATGTTAACCCCAGTAACTAAGTTTCCCTTTAAAAAAGGATTAGGCGCGATCTCTTGAAATAATTGATCTATCGAGTCCTGAATGCTCATCAGGTCTTTATCGTCGGATCTAATTTTAAATAGCTGACTGATTAATCCCACGGATCAAGCCCCCAACGATTATAAACAGACCCTCTAACATCAGCGATTCGCTCAGGCTCCCCGGCATCTCGATTCGTCGCCATCGCCTCAATTCTCTGCTTTAGCCCCTGCTTTACAGCCATAAGCATCGACGTGTCTGACTCTTCTTTCATCAAACACTTAATCGCTGCGTCCACCACAACGTACTCGCTCCACATTTCTATAGTAGAATCTAAATCAATAAGCGCCGTCATGTCTGTCATCTTTGGCACATACCACAAGCGATACGTCCCTATAGAGTCACTCTGAGGTAAGATCTGCACTTGATTGCCAACGATTCTATAGCTTGCGCTGATCATCCCATAGGCTGTTCTTAAGCCACGAGAAACGAACGTGTTTCGCTCGGCAAAGTTCCACTTGCGAAGAGTAAACCAGTTATCAGAGCTTGAATCTTGCTGACGATCAACCCCTCTGAGCTTGTAAAAGTCCGACGGCAGAGTAAACCAATTCGTCGCAGTGTTTGAAATAGTATAAGTCGGTGGAAGTCCAGTAATTGAATCAACCTTAATGAACTGATCTTCAAAGCGCGATACAACAATATCATAAAGCTCCCACGCCGAGTTATTCAGATAAACATTAAGCTCGGAGTCTGAAACAAACTCCGAGTTTTGCATATCCGCTCGTTGACGGGCCTGATCTCTTAGCGAAGCTAAAGTGACAGCCATTGAAAGCCCCCTTAAACTTCTTCTTTAGGTTCTTCGTACTCTTCTTTTTCTTCACATAAAGAGACAAAGCTCTTTAGCGCACTCATGAGCATCTTGGCATCCTTCTGCTCTACAGCAGAAATAATGTCCTCTGCGCCACTCATAAGCCCCGGGTCCATGTCCATTTCTGGCTTTTCCATGTCTACGGGTTTTTCTGAAATGGAAGGGGAGCCCTTGAGCTTCCCCACGATAACAGACGCAATCTTTTTCTTAGGCCCCATCATAAGCATGAATTACTCCTAATTAAGCGTCGTAAGGTCCGACTGTTGAATTTCTGCAAACGATCTTAAGTTTGATTTGCGCACCACTTGCAGGGTTAGCTGCGATCTGTGTGGTCGTGCTAGCGTTTGTCGCCCCAAAAAACTGAATTTGAAACTTCTTATCAGTTTTGAAGTCAGTTTGAAGGGCAGCAGGATCCTCTAAGATCTGATAGCTGATCGTCGACGTGATAGCATCGTCCACAATAAGAGCCTCGACAAAAAGTAAGCGCTGGTAATAATCAGCTAGCTCGATTGTGTAAAGCCCTGCAGCGGTTTCTTTAGTCACACCAGTAATGCCCCCACCTTTTACAGTGTTAGCAGTTACAGCGCCAGAAGCGCCCACAGAAAACTCTCCATAAAGAGTCACAGTGTCTTTTTCGAATGTATATTGATATTGGTTTAGGTATCTATTTGCCATGATTTAATTTCCTTTCGCTATTAAAGCGCGGGCGGTTATAGACATCGTGATAGCCCCCCTCACGATGAATAAATCGGGAGGTCGAATAAACGACCCCCCAAGAGAAAAACTTAACGGTCACCACTGAATGCTAATGTAGTTCACTAAAACTACATCACCATTGGATATTGATAGAAAAACCCGGAGCTTTACAGCCAAGGTTTCCATAAAATCCGTAGCGCACTTCAACGCCATCAGCAGACGCCTGACGAAGCATTTGAAGACCATCAGTGTCGATCACTCGTACAGCTTTACCAAGAGAGTAAAGTTTCCAAGTATCAAGCTGCACACCGAAGCAACGATCGCTTGGGCAGTTTTGATCTGGAATAACTTTTACCATCCCACGAGGACCGTTTAGCATGATCCCACGGAAGCCAATGTCAGCATTAACCTTAAGATCAACATACTGAACCTTAGATCCTAAAGACTTCTCAAGCTGAGCGTATTTAGAATAATCCATGAAGTAATGGTCAATCTTGCCACCTTCACGAGCAACACGGCTTGCACCTTCGATCAACGCCTCCTCAAGAGGAATGTTAGTCGCTGCATATCTCTGACCACCAAGACGAGTTACATCTACAGAGCGATCAACACCAAAAAAAGCAGTAGCACCGGGAGCAGAAGAAGGAAGCCATGCTTCAAGACCTGACATCTTAAGACCACGGTCGCCGTTAACGAATAAATAATCGTTAGCCGCAATGGTACCAGAAGCGTTATAAGTCTGAGAGATAGTGATCGTGCCAGCTGAGCGGTTAATCGCAGAGATAGCTCCGGCAGTTGTAGAACCGTCAAAGTTTCTCTGAGTTCCACCACTTGTCGCAGACCAGATTACAAGCTGCATTCCAACTTCAAAGTTAGTAATGTCGTTAATGTTCTTAAGCGTAATCACAGTCGTTGCAGCTTCAGCGGGCTCAGCGTTTACTTGACCGATCCAACCTGTAGAATCGCGATACATTGCCACAGCCAAAGAGCGAGTTAAGCTATTAATAGCTCCGTCGATCTCAGTTGTTGCCGCTTCCATGAACGCGTTAGCGTTACCTTTAGAAGCCTCAAGAGTTTCGTTATCAATCGTAGCGATTGAGTAATCTTTTACTCTTGTAAGTGTGAAAGCCTCAATCAAGCTGTTTGTTACGCCGCCACGAGTTTGCGCTGTAGCGAATGTAGCAGAACGGCCTTGAGGGTTTCCGTAGATTAAAGGGATTGGCAAGTTACGGCCACCAAAGTTTTCATACTTAGGGGCTAATGCCAAAAATGGGTTCAATTATGTTACCGTGAAAGTTTTTTATCTCTCACTTCTTCCGGTCCCCCGGAAGTTCAGCGTACATTTTCAACCGCGAACGGTTGTCGGACACTCTTGGAAGGGTTCTATTCTGTCTCTTTTTATGCTGTTTTCAAAATGCCAAAGAGGCTGAAGGTTAGTGTAATGACAAGCCTTAGCCATTTCCTTTTGATTTGTTAAATCAAAAGAAGATAGCGGTCTAATATGGTCAAGGTGCCAGCCCTTAATACCATAATTATTCCAATTCATGCCCGCCTTAAATTTTCCCTCAATATAAACGCGCAATTCTTGGTAAGAGCATCCCAACATAGCCTTAGTAGATTGATCTCTTCTTTTTCCATTTAAGGCTCTATTTAATCTAGTTCTAATTGCGTGAGCCAGTCTTGCGTTTATATTTTCCTTTAATCTAATCTTCGTTAAAAGATTAGATCTCTCTTTGTATTTTTCCGCATAAGTTTTTTTGTAATTGCGAAGATGCTCTTGATTTTGTTTTTTCCATAAATCAAGGCGAGCCTTAGTTTTTAAACTTTGGCTTCTGTGGCGACGACAAACACCGATTGTGTTGTCGATTCTAATTTTTTGACCACAAACTTCACAATTCACAGTTTCACCTTCTACGCGTTACGGTTCTTATCGGTTTTACCCTTTAAGTTACCTCGGAGTTATCTGTTCTAGACTTTCTCCGATTTTGCCCAATGTTTACTCTTAAGTTACCTCAAGAGGGGACTAACCTTAATCCTTATAAACTAAATTTTCTACGCGCAGATCCGTATAGTGTTCTTTAAGAGCAGCGTCAAAAGACGTCATATCTAAAGCCATTGTAGACTCCTTAAAAAGTTATTGGTTTTTGTTCTTTTTCACTGGGAGTATTTGGCTCTGCTTTTTGACTTAAAAAGAGCTAAGGTTTTTACTTAAAAAAGGTCCCTATAACAGGACCCTTGTTTTTTTACTTAAATCGTAACATCGCTGCAGCACGGGCAAGCGACTCTTCATGTGATAACAATCGCTGAGGCTGACTGGGTTCACTTGATACAGAAGTCGGAGTGAGTTTATTAGTTAAAGTGGCACTCATTGAGCTCGGTTGAGCCTGTGGTTTTTGTGGGGTTTCTTGTTTTTCTTGAAACCCTAGCTTTTTAGCCCGCTTGATCTTTTGTGCTTCTTCAAACAGGTGGTTTTCAACCTCTTGAGCTGCTCGTTCAACGTCTAACATCTCGCCGGTTTCGTTAAAATAAGCCTCAATGGTGTCGTAAACCTCATCGAAAGCCTCATAAAGGTTTATCATCTCATATTTATCAGTATCTTTTTGCACAAGGCCCTTGATGTTTTCCTTAAACTGCGTGATCGCTTGCTCTTCCTGCTGTTTTTTCGCTTGCTCTTCGCGCTCTTTTTCTAGACGCTCTTTATCAGCGAGCTTCTTATAAAGCTCTTCGATCTTATCCTCGGTCGTGACCGTGGGTTTACCGTCAAGCTCATTAAGATAGGCTTGTGTGAACTCTTCAAAACTCAAACCTAAAGACTCAAGCGCGGTTTTAGGGGATTTTTTAACCCCCTCGCGGGTGTACTCCATGGGTTTAAATTTACTTTCGAGCTCTTTAAGCTGGCGCTCTTTTTCTAAAAGCAGTTTTTCTTTTTTCGCAAGAGCGGCAAACCTTACCGATAACGGCTCGTCCTTTTTTTCAGGCTCCGCCTTCTGTGGCGCTTCGGGCTCTTTAGCCTCTGGGGCTTTTTGTGGCGCTTCTGGTAGGGGCTTTGATAAATCTTCAACTATTACTTGAGGTGTTTCACCTGTCATTTATGGGACTCCTTTTAAATTACTGTTTAGGCTATAGGTAAAAGATCACTCGTGGGTGGCGCTTGAGGCACAGCTAATGGATCTGCGCCTGGCATTACTGGCGGTGGTGGTGGAGGCTGCGCCATGTTCATGAGCTCATTCACATCGTCAATGAATCGGCGCAATAACTCTAAGCGCTCCTCTGGCACAGCTTGCGTCTTGCCTCGAAGATAAGCGCTTTGCACCATTTTCATGGCAAGCGGTAAATTCATTTGAGGCTCTGGCACTTGATACTTGCCGTTTTGCACCATGTTTTCGATGATCATTTTAATGTCGTCGATCGCTGCCGTGTGGAGGCTCATGTAAGACTCAACGTCAGGGAAATCCAGTAAACTCATGCCGATTTCTTTATCAATAAATCCCGCTTGCATGAGCTCTTGCACTCTCTGCAATCGCCCTTGTGGTGAGCTTGGTAAAAGGCTTGTCGGGTATACGCGCATGATGAATTTATCTTCATCCATGTCCACGTCTTTCCATTTGATCGTCTCTAAGAATTTCCCGCCCTTAACTTTTACCTTAAGGTCCCGGCCTTCTTTTTTAAGCTCCTCGTAAAGATCCTTACTTATATCAATCCCGATCTTTGCAATATCCATGAAGAACTCTTCGTAGCGCTGACCCGCGAGAATAAAACGCTCGGTCTCTATGTCCTGGTACTCGCGCATAGCAACGGCGCTATCAATGCCCTTAGGCTTCTGACTTGAGGCTGAAAGCTGACTAATCCCAATAATCTCAAACGCTTTGTTATAAAGGTTTTGAAGGTGTTGATAAACCTCTGGACTTAGGGCCTGGGCCGCTGAGAATACAGGAGGTGTGCCTGTGTATTTACCAATAGATCCCGGCTCGTTTGTAATTTGATTTGTGTTAACCTGGCTTGAGTTTTCAACCCAAACTCTTGGCACACAGGTAATGTCGATTGAGCGTTGAATCGTTCTTAGGGTTTTATTGATCTCAAGCTGAATCCCTACGAGCTCTTCTGCAATGCCTCCGGCCCAGAATCCTACGACTTTAGGTGACCAGCGGTAAAAAGCAAAAGGGAAATAATCTTTATCCCAGGCGTTTCTAGTGAGGGTGGCATTCTCAATCGCTATAGCGTGGACGCCATCCTTAGCACTTTCGCCCGATCTCAAATGCCAGCCCTCGATCACTTTAATAAGGTTAGCACTCGTGGCTGAGGCTTGATCGCCCTTAACCCCCACAGTGGCCGATCGGATTTGCGTTTCAAACTTTGGAAACATCTCGATAAGCACGTCCCGATCAACGTACTTTCTCTGATACATACAGCGAGGCTCGGCATACATCCCATCAGCCTCATCAACAATAATCTCGTCAGGTAAAACTCGGTCCACATCGACCTGACCTTTTTCTTTATTAGGATAGATTTTAGCAACACCAGTACCCATGATCCCAGAATCGGTAAAGCACATCGGGCCTTTTTTATAAACCCCAGCGGCCTCAAACATACCCTCACAGTATTTCGTGAGTTTCTCAGCCCGCTGCTGCTCAGACCAATCCCCACCGCTTGTTAAAAACAAAGGCTTAGGGCGGTTTTTAGCGATCTTCGCCGCGGCTGTATCAATGCACGCTTTTGTGACGTTAAGAGTGAGCCTGTTATTATTAAGCGGCATCCGTGAGGCTTGAGAAAAGAGTGTGCCGTAAAACCCTAAAAGCTCATAGTTCGCATAGAGCCTTGCGTATCTAATGTTGTTTAGATAGCGCCACGACTGTTGCTCTTCGATCTGATTCACGACACCAAAAAGGTGAAGGTGGAGCGAGGTTTCTTTTTCCTTCCACCACTGAGCCTTGATGTCTTTTACGGCTTCAGGTGCTTGGTTATAATACTCGACTCTTATCTCACTCATTGCGGCCTCAAGTTCCAAAACTCAAGCTCTTCGTCAACTTCATGGGACGTGTTTTGATCTTTGGGGACGGGCGCATCGTGCCGAGAGATCATGATCTTTTTACCTTCGATTTCTAGGCAATCGACTTTGTGCTTTTTCATCAAAACAATGAGTTTTTCGAGGTCTTTTTGGGTTTTTATTAGTGTTTTTGGTGTTTTTTCATTCATTCCATAAAAGGACCGGTGTGTTTTTTTAATTAAAATCCCGATCCCAGAACGGCACGACACTCGCTTGATTTACGCGCTCAGCTTCTTTTTCCCAAAAGTCCTCAACCGATCTCTCACTTGTTGGTGGTGGCTTAGGCATGAATTTCTGGCTTAAATAAGTATAGCAATATCGCCAAGCGTAGAGAGTCGCATCAGATAAGTGGTTTGGGCACGCAGCGTTTTCTATTTTCTTACCGGCTTTTTCGGCCTTCTCATCCCACACAAGCGTTTGCCACTCATCAATGAGCCCACCCTCATCCTCGCTTGACACCACCTTGATCTTACCTTGAATCATTTCACTGTTCATGATCTCGATAAAATCGGCTTTACCTGTTTTCTCAGCCGACTCAAGTGGAATGCCATGGCGGCGTTTAATCTCCTCGACCGCCTGTTTATTAGCCCCGTCCACGATGAATTTATTAATTCTATATTTTGCTTGAATCTCTTTAATCTTATTTGCCACGTCTGTGATATCCATTTGCACTTTTTTAGCAGTCGATGCCACGTAAAGCGCGGGGTCAAACTCATTATAAGCACAGAGGCTAAAGCCCGTTGCGTCCTCATACCCAAGATCGACTCCTAAAACATAGTTCCACGTGGAGCGTCCCTTAGGCTCTGGTAAACTCAGACAGCGGTTTCTATCTTCTCGATATTTGTAAACGAGCCTAGAATCGTCGATGAACCATTCGCCTAAGTACATTTGCTTCCAAAGCGGCGTTTCAACGATGGCGGGGTTTTGCACCGTGAGCTCGTGCATTTCTTGCTTAATCTGTTCGCGCACATAAGGGTTATCAAGCGCTGACCACTTGTGGACCGACCACCCAGCCTCTTTTCCGGTCGTTACGTCAAAAAACAACCCACGCGTCATGTTTCCTGGTGTCCCGATAAGGGCTATCGTCCCTCTGAGGTCTGCCATCGCGGGCTTAAGGATCCTATAGACCATGTCTCTTAGATCAATCGTGTAGCTTGCCGACTCATCTATCACCACGAGCTTATATTTCTGCCCTAAGAGTTTTTCTTTTTCATCCTCATCAGCATCAGCTCCTAAAAGGTAAATGATAGAGCCGTTTGGTAAGCTATAGGTGAGCTCAGTCTTATTAAGGCGTGCGCCGATCTTGTATTTTCTATTGATCGGGTTTAGAACGTCCTTCACCATGATTTTTTTAGCCGAATCACGAGTCAGCGCAATGTAAAGACAAGAGACCCCGGGGTTAGCTAGAGCCTCCTGAAAGAGATAGAGACCGGCACCATAAGATTTCCCGGCTCGACGGGTGCAGAATCCTGCCTTGAGCCTGGCGCTGTCCTCTATAAAGGCGTTTTGTTTTTCAAAGTTCGTGTCTAATAAATTAGGCGCTCTTTGTTTTCTTCTTATGAGCTCCCGGAGGATGTTCGTTTCCTTCATTGGCCTCTAATACCTCCCCATAGGGCACGTTAAACAAAGTGGTGAAAGCCTTAGCCCCTGATCTCTTACACTCGATCCAGACGATGTTGCCATCAATTGTCATGTCGTACTGCTCACTCATTAAATAAGCCTTTGTTTCACTCCCAATGCGAATGGCGTTTGCTACAGCCAGTGCTTTTAGTTTCATGCTTTACCTCGTTTTCGCGCTAAGCGGCGCTGACCAACGCGCATTAGCTCTTTATAAGTCTTAATGTCGTCAGGGAAATCTTTTTCAGAGTAAAGAAGCTCAGCCACAATAGCTAAAGTCTCTCTGATGTTCCCGATGGTGACTTGTTTTTTCTTACTTTCTCGACGGGCGATATAGCTTGCGAGTTTATTGAACTTCATTTGCGTCCTCAGCTATCTTTTGAGCCTCTGTGATCTCAGTTTTTTCTTTAGATAAACGAGCAATCTTTTTAATCGTCTCGTTCTTCTTGTGCTCAAGCATCCCCTTTTGGATCTCAATATCACCTAAGACTGCGCACAGGTCCGTGTACTCTTGATCTATTTCATCGACTGTTCTCATTTTAATCTCCTTTTAATCCTATTAGTTTTTCAAACGCCGTTTTGACTTGGAGAGGAACGACTCCATTGCCCAGGGCTTTAATTCTGTCCACCCTAAGGGAAGTCCCATTAGCCACTCGACCCACATCGGGTTCAGCTGACCACCAATCTTTTCGCATAATGTCGTCTTGTTGCCGCGGTTGACGACCTTCGACGGCTCTCTCCCCGCTTCTGAAGCCCGCGGGGTTGGCCATTTTTTGACTGCTGCTGGCAGTCCATTCCGAGGGTTGTGTTCGTCGAAATTCCCCCTCTTCTCCGCATCGTTTGCTCTCGGTGTCGGCCATAAATTCTTGCGCGCCATTGTTTCGAGTGATGGACGATAAACCGCTGAGCCCTCTGCTTTTTGAGTCCCGTAAGTTTGAGCGGTTGGGGTGGGCAAGTAAGAACCATCGTTCTCTTTTGTGAGGGGCTCCAACGCTTGCGGCAGATAAACAAGTCCATCGACAATCATACCCCACTTCGGTAAATGCTCTGATGACCTCTCGAAGTCCGCGAGTTCTAATCGCGGGTACGTTTTCAAGGAACACAAACGTCGGCTCAATTTCTTTCGTAAGTCGGATGATCTCGTAGAAAAGTCCACTTCGCTCGCCCGCCAAGCCTTTACCAAGTCCTGCAACACTGATGTCCTGGCAAGGGAATCCTCCGGTGATAATATCGGCACAACCATTTGCACCTCGAAGTTTTGTAACGTCTGGGTGAATTGGAGCAAAAGAAAGCTCGCCCTCTGATATTCGGCTTGCCAGTATGGCTCTTGCGTAGTCGTCAATTTCACAGTATCCGACTGGTCTGACATAGTTTTTGAGTCCAAGCGAAATACCCCCATAACCCGAAAACAAATCCAAAGAAGCTAACACTATTTGCCCCTCATAAATGGATTATATGTTAATAAATACTTATCTCTGAGCTCATCAAAGATGTCGTTTGCGAACGTGCAAATCACGGCCTCTTCTTTTGGCTTTTGATGAACGGCCTCAAGTAGCTTTTTCGCTATCCCTAACCTGCGAAACGCTTCTTTTACATAAACGTAATGAATCACAGAAAGCGCAATCTCATCGTCAAACGAAAACACAAGATAACCTAAGATCTGATCTGGATCGTCTGGGTTTAGCGCAAGCGCCACATACGCCCCTGACTCTCTGATTTGATTGATTATGTTTTCATACCCTTGAAAGTAAATGCGGCCTATCATGCGACGGGCCTCTGAGCTTTTACCGAAACTCTTAAGCCATGAATTATAGATAAAGGCTTTTTCATTCTCAGCGTCTTTAAATGTTTTTATGTCGATCTCGATTGGGATCATTTCTTCTGCTTTCCTAAGAGTAATTCTTTAGCTAACACCGCAAGCTCCGCGTCTGATAAATTCTTAAGCTCATCGTCCTCATCCTCATCAGGGTTTTCCTTCTTATTCTTATCCACGGCGACAAGCGTCTTTGCGTACTGCACAAGTGCCGTCATGTGCTCAGGAGCTAGAGGGTAATTGCTATCCGCACAAGAGATCCGCTCAATTTTCTCAAGCTCCCGCTGAATGGTTTTTAGGTTTTGATCTAAAAGAGACCTTGCCTCAACCTTCTCGCTCGTTATCTTCGTTTTCAAACTCCCACTGCGCCCTGACATATTGTAAAAAGACTGGCTCTATCTGCTTTAGAAAGGTGTAAACCGGTGTATGAGACTTAAAGCGCATAAGAAGCGCAATCTCTCGCATCGTTAACCCCTCGCTATAATAAAACCAGATCTTTTTTTCCCTTTCTGACTTAAAGTTATAATCCCAGTAAAACTTACTCGCCTGACAGAAGTATTCTTGAATGCTTAAAAGCCTCTCCGGTCGCTTCTGCTCACGCCTTACGTTTATCCTCTCAGGCATCGGCGCATTCTCAACGGGCTCTATATCGTTAAAGCCTGATTCTCTAAGCCGCTTCTGCCACTTCGAGTGAAGTCTTATAAACTCTCTCGTTTGATAAAACTTCACACCGACCTCGATTAAGTAAGCGTTTTCGCCTCGACGATCACATCCCCTGCCATGATTTTATCTGCAATCTCATGAAGCTCAGCGATCTGCTCAGGCGAATAAACACCAGCTTTTGAGCTTCTACGAATGTCCGTAAGTTTCGCTGTCGAAAATAGCGCGACATTTACCGAGTCGTTTTGATTT